CGCTATTGTAAATAAAAATAGCATTATCGGATTTACACTATGGCTCTTATCACTAGAAAAGAAGCAGCAGAGAAAATGGGTGTGACTATACAAGCGGTATATATGGCGATTAAGCAAGGCCGTCTTACAGCAATGGAAGACAATCAAGGAAATATTGTTATCAATGACGACACTATGGTTGCAGAGTGGAACAAAAAGTCTGCTTTCAGACAAATGAAAACGAATCCACAACCATCAGCACCAAAACGTAAGCGATCTTCTATTACAACAGACTCTATACCTGAGTACGAAGAAAGTAGAGCTAGAACAGAACATTTAAAAGCTGAGTTGCTCGAGTTAGAACGCAAACAAAAGGAAGATAGTCTTGTACCACTAAAAGAAGTACAACAAAAGTGGACAGAAGTTATAACTACAGCAAGAACAAAATTATTAGGAATATCATCTAAAGCAAAACAAAGATTACCTGATTTAGATACAAACGCAGTAAGTTGTATAGATGACATTGTTCGAGAAGCATTAGAAGAATTATCTGCTGCATGAGCAATATTTTATCTTTAGAAGAAATAGCATTTAGTAGTTTTAAACCTCCTAAGAAGTTAAGTCTTAGTGATTGGGCGGATCAATATGCGTATCTTTCCGCAGAAAGTAGTGCAGAGGGTGGTAGATGGAGAACATTGCCATATCAAAAAGGAATGATGGATGCAATAACTGATCCTGATATAGAACAGATAACGATAATGAAATCAGCTAGGGTTGGATATTCTAAGATTCTTAATCACGTTATTGCATATCACATACACCAAGATCCATGTCCGATGATGGTAGTTCAACCAACAATAGAAGATGCAACAGGCTACTCAAAAGAAGAGATAGCACCTATGTTGAGAGATACGAAATGTTTAGAAGGATTAGTTAGTGACGCAAAAGCAAAAGATGGTCAGAATACACTATTACAAAAGCAGTTTCCGGGTGGGACATTATCTTTAGTAGGTGCTAATTCACCTAGAGGATTTAGAAGGGTCAGCAGAAGAA